ACACCAACGGCTTGAGGACCAAAGAAGATACCGACAGCAGCGTTGTAATCAGCGGTGCTGGAGGCAATGGTCGCGCTCTGAGTTTGGGTAGGCATGTTGGTGCTTTCGAAGAAGCGCACGCCTTCAAACACGAAGCCGGTGGGCATGATCGGCTCGCCGGCCACGAAGGTAGCCTGGCCGAAGCCTTGACCCATGTACAGAGCAGCGTTGGGCTGCATTCCGGACATGAGGGGGTTGATCTGCCCGTTGCCAGGGTAACGAGCAACTTCACGGAAGTCGCTGTTCTGACGCAGGTGCATCAGGAAGGTAGGATCGCAAACGCAGCGATAGAAACCATCCTGGAAGGTAGGAGTGTTCCGCTTGCGCAGGCTCTTCACCACGCGCAGCAGGTCGTCCTTAACGTCGAACTTAGCTTGCTCGGCGTTGGTGTAGCTCAGAGCACCAGTGGCCAGGTCACCAGGGAAGTAGTAACCGCCTTGGGTGTCAGAAGCTTGACCCTTAGAAACAGCCTTCAGGAGTTCGTTGATGAACACCCGGTCGCGCCAACGACGATAGTCGTCGAGCAGAGTCAGGCTGCCGATGGATTGGTGGAAGGTGGTGAGGTTACCGGTGTCCAGCAGCAGACGCTGGGCGGTAATCAGGGTCTCACGCGCAATCTTGAAAGTGCTGGGCTGAGTGGGATCACTCGGGTCAGCAGGACCGGTGTACTCGCGAAGCGTCACGAGCACCTTATCCTTCACGATATTGCGGCTGTTAGCAGTACCGATGGTCTGCTCAGCAGTACGCTCGCGAGATTCTTTGGAGCCGGGGTTACCGAAGAAGCGGTAACGGTCAAGCTGCACAGTCTGGCCGGGTTGCTTCGAGAAATCGTGAACAACCACAGGCTCCGCAGCCATCTCTACGATGTATGCGGGGTGAGGACGGTACAGTTCAGCACCAAGAATCTTCGGAAAATCGTTATCGATAAACATCGATAAGACTCAGAAGAAACTACAAAACTAATGTTAAAGCTTTAAGAGGGTTATAACCAATAAACTTGTCGCACTTTTAGAGGTTTAAATTTTTGTACCTGGGCTGAAGGTGCGCACCATATTACGTACACCTTCTCCAAGTACACCGTATACAGAACCGTAATTCGGAACGTAACGAAGTGACTTGCCGCGATAGCTGTTCCGCACCGGGCTGCCCATCTGCCCCGGAACACCGGTATACCGAGTTTCCGTAAACGACTGACAATGAATTGGATAGTGGTAAACCCACGCGGCTCTAGATCCAGACGTGTCGTTCGTCGGATTAGTCAGAGCTGGCGAGCGCACCGTGGGGTGAGTGACGCCGCCTCCTGTAATACCACCTCCATCTAAGGTGTTGTCGTTAGAGCTGGGAGTCTGGAAAGGACTATAAAGCTGATTATCCGGTATCTGCTCACCGTACCAAGTATGAGTTCCAAAGTTGCGTAGACCAGGCTGCGGGCCAAAAGCAGTTTGTACGTTTGCATTAGCCGTACTGTATAAACCTTGAGCTCTAAACCCGACGTAGCTATCAAGCAAGCCCGAAGCATGGGGTTGCGTGTTCTCGTAATTAGTCCAGTAACCAGAAACCGCAGGAGGGACTGCTCGCCACTCCGTAGTGAAATAACCGCTTATGTTTGGAGGTCCAACAGGGATACGTCCAAAGTCAGCACCGTCATCGATAACCCCATACCAGGTTTGGCTAATACCAGAAGGGGTTACATATCCACTTGAAATTGTTAAATAAGTATCGGTGAGATTTAAGTTATTACCCGTACGCTGAGGTCCAGATTGAATCGGATGATATAGGTTGTTGTCGTATCTCCAGTTAGTCTGCGGCGTATACACCATAGTGCCACTCCAGATAATTTAATTGTACTTGGTCTAAACTATTAAAGAGCTACGTAAGGGCGAATGCAGCCTCACTTCGAAAAAGCCCTTACTGTTTTCTTTGAAGATCCAGAAGCATCCATAGCCTGTTTCTCAGGTTCAATTACTGAAAGCCTCACACACCCACGAGGCTTGCGCAAAGTAATTCCGTACTTACTAAAAGCTTCGATCGTGGGCTTCATGCTCGCAACTTTTGTAAGTCCCGCAATCGAAGAAAGATTCAAACTTACAAAAAACGAGGCCATTGCGACCTCGTTCATTATCGGCTACGCCGGAATTCGTATGTTGGCAACGGCAGAACGGTTAGCCGAAAAAGAAATAGAGAGACGCGTAGGTTCTAAAAACGATGAAATCAGTTAATAACAACTGATTCATTAAAACCATCAGTTTGAGTCGGTTCTGACTGCGGTGCTTCCGCAGAAGTCTCCACGGAGGCTTTTGTTTCTTCCTTAGTGGTTTCAGAAGAAACTTTACGAGGGCGGTCGCCTAGAGTGCGCATGATCTCAAGTCAAGTAATTGCAGGATAGCAAGAAAAAAGCCCTCGAAAACGAGGGCGCATCCTCTTGCTGAAGTAACTTATCAGGCAGGATCCATGAACAGAAGCTTGCTACGCATAGCTTCAGGACCCATTTGCTGCAGAACACGCCAGGCGTTCTCCGGGCTGCGGTTCATGACGTCGCTGAACTGCTCCCACTGCTGCTGAGGCTGTACACCAGTGTTGGAACCGCCTGCGTTAGCAGGGGGTGCAGGCATGTCGTAGCGAGGCTGATAAGCCTGCTGCTGACCTTGATAAGCCTGAGTATCACCGTCAATATCCACGGGGACCACTTCAGTGAAATAACGGTCGGTATAGTTGGCCAGATGATCAGGATCCGTCAGGATCGTCTGCATCGCATCGTGGCGAGCAGAAAGGACGTCCATCTTTTGAGCTTGATCCATGAGGAGATCCTCAAGAGAGCAAGCGTATTGATTCAGGATGCCGGGCGCTTCGATGCCGAAGTGATTAACGACCTCGGCGGTTACGGGGCTTACGCTCGTTTGCGGGGCCGTAGAAGTTTGCGAGGAAGCTTGGGTCTGTGAGGCGTTGGTAGGCAAGGTCTGCGCTACCTGCTGTTCCTGGTAAGCCCAAGGTTGGGCCTGTAAATTCTGACTGCTCAGTTGAGTAGCCGGTTGCTGAGTTGCCTGGTAAGGCGACTGTTGAACCGGGCTGAGGGACTGAGAGTTCACCTGGGAGAGCACCCGCTCCAAGGTACCCATCGCCGCTTCCCACGGATTGCTGGGGGAAGACTGAGACGTTAACTGGTTGTACTGGCTGTTGGTAGAAAGGTCCGTAGCCTGTGCCACCTGCGACGGCGGTTGGGCTGTAGGTACCGAAGCTACCGCCGGGGTAGAGGTTTGCGCCACCCACTGCGGGTAGGCGGTTGAGCCCTGGTCCGAGGATACCGCCGGGGCTGCCGCCGGGGAGACCGGGCTCGGGGTCGAAGCTTGGATCTGCTGGCTCATAGCTACCCGAGTAAGTTAGTTCTTCCGCGAGGTGGTCGAATGTCCTGTAAAGGAGCGGAGTGATATTCAGTCTAGGATCAGCCGCAAGAGGCTGATTAGGCGCAAGAGGATGCGGAGACTGCAACATCTGGCTTAATAATACCAGAAATTGTTGCATTGCTGATTGTGTTTGTTGAACCATGCGGAAGGGGAAACCCTTCAACATCTCAGCTCGCTCGGAGTCAGTTTTTTCAGGGAATAAGAATTTAAGAGCCTCGATGCTGTCCACACCGAGTTCCTGCAAGTTGCGAACAACGATAGATTTTTGGTTTATGTCGTAAGCAGTGTCTTCATAGACGTCGCCCTGGTATCTATAAGTAACAGTGCGATCACCATCTTCAGGAAGACCGATAACACCAGGAGGAACTTTATTCTCCTGTAAAGCTAACTGAATAGCCTGAGTAACCTTCGCTTCATATTTGGACAAAGCAATCTGGTATTTCTGAAGACTTTCTTCAGTTTCTTCTGCGGGAGGTTTTGGTTCTTTTAACCCAGCTGCGGCTATGAACGACTCCCTGAAGATGACCTCTTGGTGATAGATCATCATCTCTAGGAGACGATTAAAGCCATAAGTAAGGAAACTTTTATTCTTACGAAGAGCCGTGGCCTGCGCCCGACCCATCAGGCCTTTAATTTCAGTTGCGGTAGCGCCGGCTGAAATTGAGATCTCGTCGACGCCGCCTAAAGCAGTACGAATCTCTTCACGGAGAAGAAGGGTGTACCGGTTCATGTCCCCGTTAACGGGGTCGGGCGTCATGTAGCCCACACGGTCGGACGGTTCAACGTTCGCAATAATTCTTGGAACGCGAAGACCCGAGCCCATACCGGCTCCAAACGGCTCGCTTACACGAGTCGAAGGACTATCGACACCAGCAAAACCAGATTGGCTGCTGATTGTCGGCCTGAAAGTGCTCTGTGAATCATTTGCTTCGACCAGGTCACTACGTGGACGTGAGCTGATCAGCGTGGGGTTGCCAAAAAACTCAATATTTTTAGCGATATTGCGAGTCAGTTGATCGTGTAGAACGATCTGCTCCATGAAAGGATCAAACTCGCCCTCTCCTTCAGTACCACTTGCGTTTGGTTTGTTTAAAACCTCAACAGCGGGAATAAAACCAAGCGTATTAGGCCGCTTCTTTGCGGGTGTTAGAACAGCACCAGGCTCTAAATCGAAACTAAGCTCTGTATCAGTTTCAACCTCACTAATCTCATCGGCCGTTATGGTCAAACGCACGTAGCGCTTGTTCTGACCATAGCTGTTGCTGGGTAATCCTAGGTTAGCGTTCTTAACTTTATAGCTATAGACAATAATTACTTCTTCTACGTTACCGTTGACGTCGTGATAAACACGATATTGGTTTTTGTTGAAGAAATAAATTTGATACTTCAGTTTGGGATCGGGCCTGAAATAGAAAAGCCCGCAGCCGTCGATTAAAAAATTACGAATAATCGCAGGAAAACGAATATCTAACTTGTTTAAAGAAATAACGTCTTCTAAAAATCGCGTACGGCTTTTGTAAGTATCTTGATCGCAATAAAAAGCCAGACCCTTCTTGATCATCAGAAGGGTCATTTGCTGCAAATGGCTCAAAACAACCATGGTCGACGCCTGGTTGCTTCGATCCTGAGTGCGCGATGCCTCTAAGATCCCGTTGAATATTTTCCTAGTTTCAGTCGAGCTAGACATCTACACGCACAAGTAAGGGGACCCTAGCCGAGGATCATTTACGGAAGATGCTTTCCTTAGCTTTCTTAGCTTTGGCTTTAGCACGCTTCATGGTTTCAGTAGAGCCGCTGACCTCCTCACCACTTGGAGCTTTTTTGGCTTCACGATCAGCGGCAAACTTCTTCAGAAGCTCAGCTGGCATACCTTTAGCCATCGGGAAGAAGATACTTTTTGACTCTTTCCAGTTTAACCGCTTCCTTGGGTAAATCCTCGATTGGGTACGTGGTAATTAAATGATCCTGCCGTCCTAGCATGTCTGTATTGCCTTCGTTTGGTTCAAACTCTTCGCAGAGTTTCTGGACTTCTGGCCGATCCCAGATATATGCCTCAGCGATCGACTTCAGTTTTGTCAACCGCCTATCCGAGTCACCCATCCACGAAAAATGCCAACCGGCGTCTCGCTCCCCTACGTAGAAATTATTTTGCGTCGAACGCATCGAAGACAGCGTTCCGTAGTCTTTCAACTGACCCACCGTACTCACAACGCCGCAACGCCAATCAAACAACTCACCGTCAGGTGAAACGAGTTGTCGATCTGCTCGCCCGTAGTGCATAGACATAGACAGACGGACAACCTTGTCTTTATGCTCCTTAACCGCTTCAATTACTTCGGGTAGCTTCTGTGGGTTTGTAATCTCGTCACAGTCGGAACAAATGAAAATATCGTCGTCATCCATCAGGTGCAAACCCACTCCGAGAGCGTCTCGCTGACCGCGTTCGCGAATCCACGGATCGGCTGCCTCCTCCATAGAAGGAAGCTCAACGTGCATTACTTGAATTTTATCCTCAGGCAGCCCTAATTCCCGGATGGTTTCTAAGCAAGAAAACGGCTTCAGTTCACCCGTGGCGTGAGTTCTGTTTGCGTCTGTAATTAAAAAACCATCGACGTAGTCTTCTAGAGTCCGAATACGGAGCTCAAGAAGTTCACGCTCATTAAAGTATGTGAAACAGTCTAAGAGCACAGTGAGACTTGTTAGGTCTCACTATATTAACTCAATCTCGCTCTTGCAGGTACTTCGAAACTTTTTGTCGCGCTCTCATAAGAGCGTTTCCGTTTGATTGATCAAGAATCGTTCCGTCATCAGGCGCAACTCCGGTGTACTGCTCATTAGGTGCAGCAGGTGCCTGAGGTGCAGGAGAATATCGATAATCAATCTCCTCATCATCCACGCCTTCGGCAAACGCATTAGTTGAGGGC